TGTAGATAATTACCACCACCTTTACAGTAGTATAATCAAATATGAAACCTAGATTAGGCTTCAGTGTACTCAGCGTCGAACGTGCCGCCATCAGCAGCCTGCTTACGAACCCAACCGATGGAAGTCGTACCATCAGCATCATCCGAAGAGGTAGCATCAACGAAACACGCAGCCAGCTCGGGACGCAGAACGCCCGTGCCGCCCATCATCGAAGCGCAGGTGAAGGTTGAGTTACGACGGATATCATCCACCGTGTCAACCTTAAGACCCTGAAGGCTAAGAGATGCAACAGCAGCTCTCTGCCAGCAAATGGCCTTAACACCAGCATCAGCCCACTGGAGGTTGTAGCGAGAAGCCTGTGAACCAGTCACAGCGCCTTCACCAATCTCAAGTGTGCTGTAGTTCTTGATGGGACAATGGTTGCTCTTCATGATAATAACACCCATGTAGGTGAGAGTATCATTCAAGCCCCACATACCTTGGGTATATGGAGCACCAAGACCACCAGCTGCCGCAACACCACCGAACATCGGCTGTGCATTCACAGCGTCAGACGAGGATCTAGCAACACCAAGAGCACGAATCTCTTGGAAAGTCTTAGGTGGAACCGCACAGTAGACCTGCTCCATAGGAGCGTTGATCGTCTGAAGGTGAACCATCCAAGCCTCAATCAGTTCAAGAATCTTAAGAGCACCGGTAGTTCTGTGTGCGGCTGTGATAGCATCACCAGAGGTAATACCAGTAAGACCGCCAGCATTGTTTGCTGACCACGTAGCACCAGTGTCAGCACCGCACGCCTGAAGCTCAGGAGCACAGTAGACCTGTCCATCATGCTTGTCCACAGCACCTTCCATACCGGCATTAGTGATTGTGTCACCGTAACCTTCAGGGCCGAGAACAATGCCCGGAAGCTTAGCTTCCAGAGCAGCACGAGCAATGTATGACGAGATCTGCTTATCTCTGGTGGAAGCGAGACGCATACCAGCCTGACGGGCCAGCTCTGCACGGTACTCCCACTGAGTAACCATAAGGTCAACATTGTCTAACTCGAAGTGAGCAGCCATCGGACGGTTGTCCAAGGAAATCTTGAACTGGTTTGAAACTGCGTTCTCACCACCGACAAGCTCTTCACCAGCACCCCACTGGGCCTTCAGGCCAACAGATCCGGTTCTGGGGAACAGCATTTCCCGACCACTTGCAATAGTCTTGTGATCCACAAGACCTTCAAAAACATTATACTCATCATAGGCATGGAGCACTTCGCCCGACCAGATCGGAAGCCAAAGCTTACCGCCTGTTGCCATTGTTGACGGCGTAGCATCAGTTGCCGCCGTTGTAGTTCTGTGTGCTAATCCTGCCCCTGTCGCGGCAAAACTATCAACACTTGGTCCATCATAAGCCATAATAATATCCTTTCAATTAGATATATAAAGTTAAATAAAAGAAAGGGCAACACACTTAGGATTATTCTTCCGAGTCCTTTGTATGGGTAATCATTCTATATTATCCTTCTGCTTAGGATCTCTCCTGAGCTCCATCATAAACTAGATATGTCGCAAGACAGCCCCCTGCGTCTTACATAGGCAAACTATTCCAGTCGGTACGCATCATACGTTGCTCGACTGCTGCCCTAAATTTAGGATCGGTAGTAAATCTAGGATTATTACGATCCGCTTTGAATTCTCTTTGAGTTGTATAGGCTGGCGTAGAGACTTGAGTCTCAGCTACCGGTTGCCTATTAGGGAGAGCCGCAGGTTCATTAGCCGTAGGCTTCTGAGCCATTGCATAGTCATATTGTGCAGATAATCCACGCAATACCACCTCGTACCCCGGAGAAGAAAGACCCGCATTGATATTGAGTCTCTCTTCAGGAGACATGGAACCTTCGGCCCATTTCATAATATCATTAAGCTTGTCATTACTTCCCACAATATTGGCAGCCTTTGTAAAAGACTCCCGCATCTTCGCCTTCTGCCCAGCCATAAAATCAGTAATCATTCTATCAGAGAAGTTTGTCTTCTCCTTAATTTCTGATATAGTTTGTTCTGAAAGTTCACCGGTGGTACTAACTTCGTAGCCCCACTTGTCCCAATCAACATCACTAAATTGCTGTGCCTCTACCGGAGCAGCTTCTTCCTTGCTTTCCAAAGAAAGCCTGAGCTCCTCTTTACCTGTCGGTTCTACATTTGTTTGAGGAGTTTCTACAGGTGTAGTCGTTTCTCCTTCATAGCCCGGATTTACCGTACCCTGTTCTGAGTACTGACCTTTGAGATCTGCGATCTCTTGCCGAGCTTGTGTAAACTGACTCTGTGCATGCTTAAGGCTGTCAAACCAAGCACCCGCATCCTGAAAATTCTCAGGAATTGTTTGTCCTTGATCCTGAACATACCGTTCAAAAGCTACACGTTCCTTTGCTGCGTTAACTTCCTCAGCCGTCGCAGTAACAGATTGTTCCGTAGCCTGCAAA